GACGAAGAGGCATGGGGTTGGATGGCTAGTGTTATTTTAAGCGATGATATATTTCAAACAATTGAAAAGCCATTTACATTAACAGATAAACAAACTTGGACTTTGGTTGATACGTTTCATAAACATTGGAAAGACTTGACTGCTAATAGCATGAGAACAGTCATGGAAGCAGGTGCTATGCTTTATAATGATCCAAAGAACTTTGCCGATGAATTCGAACAACACTACCTCTAATATTATGAAAGATATTAATGATCCCGATTTTGATCGGATGCTCGATGAACATTTTAGTAAAGACAGCAGTATTAAACAAGGTATAAAATCTAAACTGTTATGGGATTCAAAGAGTATTGAACAGAAAAAAGAATTTGGTGTAAAAATTACACAAGGAAAAACAACTATTTCTAAAGAAGTAGTTGAAGAAATTTGGATGAAAGTTTGGGGAGAAGATAGAGGTTTAGAATTGTATTCTAAATTAGCAAAAGAATATAATACATCCAATCATATTATTATGGCAATTGCTGGCGGTGATCATGTTTTTTCTCCTGTTAATAAAGAACAATGGAAAAAAATACATTCTCATTGGCATAATCTATATGGATATAACAAATATAGATATATTGTAAGAAGTCCGGGTAATGATTTGCTTGATTATTATAATATTAAAAATCTACAAAGAGGTATCAAAACTTCTAAATTATCACCAAGTGAAATTTTTAATATTAGATTTCGTTGGAAAGATAATAGTGTTTCACAAATTAAGAAATACTGTCTTGAAAAAGGAATAAAAGTAGATGGTTCTATGTATAGCATTTATAGAGATAAGACATTTTCTTGGTTAGTTGATAAACCTCACCAATCTTGGGAATTTGATGATCTTGTTAAAATGTCTCAATGGATGATGGATAGATCTAATAAACCTAAAAAAATTAAAGGTGGCCAGTGGGCATTTGCCTATCTAGAAAATGAAATGATTTGGATGGACAGGGGATTTGGATTAAATGGTTGGAGTTTTATTAGAGAGCACAAATAATTTTTTAATTTAATTGAAGTTTTTTGATTGTTATTTTATTAAAATATCTTGACCTAGATTCTAGTATATCATATACTAAAGTTAATGCTAGTGATGAGCACTAGCAGAAGTTTACTGAGTATTCGAAAAGGCTATAGAAATATAGCCTTTTCTTTTGGCCATTCCATCGGTTACTGTAAATAACGATATGGACGAAACTGATAACATCCCCACCCCTAAAAAACGTGGACCCAAGCCCAAGCAACTACAAGAAAAGGTTGTGCTAGGCCTCCCTGTGGGTAGGGATAAGAAAATTGTGCCCCCCGATGAAGTTTTCAAGTTAGCGGCACTAGGACTCAAAACAACAGAAATCGCAGACTATTTTGGCGTCACAGATGAATCCATTGCTAGAAACTTTGCCGATGTTCTTACAAAAGCCAGAGTAGAGATAAGGATTAGTCTACGTAGGGCTATGCTACACAATGCCTGCGTTAATCACAATGCGGCTGTTCAAATCTTTCTAGCTAAAAATATACTCGGTATGAGTGATCAGCCCGTTGACAGTGAAGCCAACGCTCCTCTACCATGGCAGGATGACAATATCTAATGCCCTTAAGTATACCACAAAAGACCATTGCCGACGCCCCTCAAAGATTCAAAGTAGCCTGCTGTGGTCGACGCTTTGGTAAGACTACATTGGCAGTAAGAGAAATTTGTAAGATTGCTAGAGAACCCAATCGTGAAGTATATTATGTAAGTCCGAGTTACAGAATGTCTAAGACCATTGTTTTCAAAAAATTAAAACAGAAACTTATGGATCTACGTTGGATTAAGAAAGTAAATGAAACCGAACTAACCTTCCTACTAAAAAATAATTCTACCATTAGCCTTAAAGGTGCTGACAATTATGATTCATTACGTGGGGTGGGACTTGACGGATTAGTTTTGGATGAAGCTGCAGACATCCACCCTGATGCATGGTTTCAAGTTTTAAGACCTGCTCTAGCTGATAAACAAGGATCGGCATTGTTTTTAGGAACACCTAAAGGACTTAACTGGTTTAAAGATCTATATGATCTTGCTGAAACAGATCCTGAAAACTGGGCCAGTTTTTCCTACACTACCTTAGACGGTGGCAATGTTAGTCAAGAAGAAATTGATGCTGCTCGTCGTGATATGGACAGCAGGACGTTCGAACAAGAATTTTTAGCCAGTTTTGTTAACTTTAAAGGACGCATTGCCTATGAGTTTGACAGGCAATTAAACATACGTAGATTAGAAAATCCATCTATTAATCAATTGTTCATAGGACTTGATTTTAACGTAACGCCTGCTACGGCTGCTATAATGGTTAAACAGGGGAGTGAATTATATGTCATTGACGAACTCTACTTACATAACAGTAACACAAACGAAATTGCTGAAGAGATTAAACGTAGATACCCAAATAGCCATATTACTTGTTTCCCCGACCCAGCAGGCCGCCAGCGCAGATCCAGTGCGGGGGGACAAACCGACTTTACCATCCTCCAAAGTGCCGGCTTTGTTGTTAAAGCGCCCTTAAGTCATAACTTAATACGCGATAGAATTAACAGTTTAAACGCTAGATTATGCTCTAGTGACGGTGTTAGACGCCTCTTCGTAGACCCCAAGTGTAAATATACAATTGAAAGTTTGGAGAAGTATTGTTATAAAGAGGATACTCAGGTTCCTGAAAAAGGTGGTAATCCTGATTATTCACATATGTTCGATGCACTCTCCTATGCTGTGGATTACTTGTTCCCTCTTAAGAAAGAACATGAGGTGAAACAGCCACAACGCTGGGGCCATAAGTTAGCCACACATTAAGGAACAAAAACAATGAATAACACGCTTACCAGTGATTATCAATACGTTAGCACAACGAACAAAGAATACCAAAACAATAGAGATAGATGGGAGTTTTTGCTCTACTCATATGTGGGTGGTGAAGAATACCGTAGACAGGGCTATCTAACACGCTATCAACTGGAAAGCAACAGTGAATATCAACAACGCTTATTCACAACCCCCCTAGACAATCACGTTCAAAGCGTTATTCAAGTCTATACAAGCTATCTATTCCGTGAAGAACCTGAGCGTGATCTTAAAGAGTGGGACAACTACGCTGATGTTCATGAATTTCTAGAAGATGCTGATATGGATGGCCGTAGTCTAAATTCATTCATGAAGGACGTATCAACTTGGAGCTCAGTATTTGGCCATGCTTGGATTTTAGCAACCAAACCAAACCTAGGTGCTCAAACACTAGGTGCTGAGATGGAAATGGGTGTGCGTCCATACCTAAACCTATTAACACCATTGACTGTTATGGACTGGACATGGACACGTCAGCCTAATGGACGCTATGAACTAACCTATTTCAAATACATTGAAGAAGTTGTTGACAAGACTACCACAGTTAAAGAGTGGACCAAGGACACTATCAAGACTTGGACCATGCGTGATGACAAGAAAGAAGCAGAATTGATCCTAGAAGAAGTCAACGGTCTAGGTATGATTCCAGCTGTTCTAGCCTATAACAAGCGAAGCATTGTGCGTGGTATTGGTGTAAGTGATGTTAGTGATATCGCTGATATTCAACGACTAATCTACAACTACAACAGTGAAGAAGAGCAGGCACATCGCTTGGCGGGGCATCCCAGTATTGTGGTGACGCCCGACGTCCAGTATGGTAATGGTGCTGGATCTATGATTATTGTGCCAGAGAACAGTGATCCCGGATTACGTCCATACGCACTTGAATTTAGTGGCGCCAACATTGACAATCTACATGCCAGCAAGAAGCAATTAGTTGAAGCCATTGACCGCTTGTCAAACACAGGTGGAGTTCGTGCTACACAGACTAGAACACTAAGTGGTGTTGCTATGGAAGTGGAGTTCAGCCTTTTGAACGCACGCCTAGCAGAAAAAGCCGACATGATGGAACTAGCTGAAGAACAGTTATGGAACTTATATGCTGCCTACATGGGCCGCACATGGACCGGTGAGATTGACTATCCAGGATCATTTAACATCCGTGATACACAACGTGAATATCAACAGTTGGCCACTGCCAAATCAGCCGCAACAGATCCAAGAGTTCTTCAGGTCATAGACCACGAAATTGTTGAACTCCTGGGCGAGGATGCTGATCTAGTCCTAGCAACTAGTGAATATCTACCGCCCGAACAGTTACCCGCTAAGGAACCGTTTGAGCCACATAAGATGATTGATCCTGCTACGGGCGAAGAATACATTGCTCGCACTGAAGAAGAGCATATGGCCTACGCTGAACTAGGTTACTATCACAAAGAAGATTAATGGAGGATCGAGTATGCCAATTCATAAAGCGAAAGGCCCAAGAGGCGGAAAAGGATGGCAATATGGAACTACAGGCAAAGTATATCCAACTCGTGCTCAAGCTGTCAAGCAAGCACAGGCAATTAAAGCCAGCCAGGCAAGAGCCAAGGCTAAAGGAAAGAAATAAATGAGATCATTACCACTTAGAGGTAGTAGAACTAGAAAAAACCGTAATAAACCGCCAAAGCGATAACGGTTAACTTAAATAACAGACGGAACTTATGTTCCAACAATTTACTCACTTGAAAGGGGAGGCGAGGTAACAATGACCGATACAACATTGGCTAATGACGACACTGGGTCGTCTGAAAACACAAACCAGGCACCGGCAACTAAGACTTATACGCAAGAAGAATTTGACGCACACATGGCTCGAATGAAATCTAGTATTACTAAAAAATACGAGAAGACTTTCGCAGAGCTAGGTGACATCGAAGAACTCAAGCAACTTAAACAAGACGCTGAACGCAAACAATTGGAAGACCAAAAGAAGCGTGGCGAATTTGATAAGATCATTCAAGACTTGGCTGCTAAGA